TCAGGTCTGTTGATTGGCTGCAGGAATATTACGAGGTTGGTGAAAAGTTCATCCGGTCCAGAGATGGGCGCATTAGTTATGTGTTCGCTGGATTAAGACGCAACCTTGATAGCATTAAGTCAAAGGCTAGAATTATCATAGCCTGGGTAGATGAGGCAGAGCCGGTTTCTGAGGAGGCATGGCGCAAGCTGATTCCTACAGTGCGAGAGGCAGACTCTGAGATATGGGTCACTTGGAACCCTGAGTCAGCGCGATCATCAACGAACAAACGATTTAGAGATAGCCCGCCAGAGGGCGCTAAGATTGTCGAGCTTAATTGGCGTGACAATCCTTGGTTTCCTGATGTACTGGAGCTTGAAAGAAAGGCAGACCAGAAGGTCAGACCGGATGTGTACGACCATATCTGGGAGGGTAGCTTCCTAGCAGCGCATGAGGGCGCGTATTACTCCCATCTTATAGAGAGCGCTAACAGGGAGGGCAGAGTTGGTAACGTCCACCACGACCCTCTTATGGAGACCAGAGCGTACTTTGATATTGGTGGCACAGGGGCGAAGTCTGATGCAACAAGCATTTGGACTGTACAGTTTTATAAGTCAGAGATCAGGGTGCTGGGTTATTACGAGGCACAAGGTCAGCCATTAGCGACTCATGTCGCCTGGTTACGTGATCAGGTACAAGACATTACGACGGTTGTGCTCCCGCACGATGGTCGAACGCACGACAAGGTCTATTCAGTGAGCTATGAATCAGCGTTAAGAGATGCTGGTTACAACGTGATAGTAGTGCCAAATCAGGGTGCAGGTGCTGCAGGTGCTAGGGTTGAAGCCGTTAGGCGCATATTACCCTCAGTGTACTTTAATGAGCCTGATTGTAAGCACGGGTTAGAGGCGCTCTCTTGGTATCACGAGAAGCGCGATGAGAACAGAAACATAGGGCTAGGCCCAAATCATGATTGGTCAAGCCATGCGGCAGACGCCTTTGGAATGATGGCGGTGGTGTATGAGCCACCAAATGCATCTTGGGGTAAGCCGTTAAGGGTTAATTTAAAAGGTATTGTATGAGCAGCAGAATTAAAGGAATTATTGATGCTCTTATAAAGTCTGGAATTGTTGGGGCTAGTGCGGCGCAGTCTGAAGATGCTGATGCATCATTAAGATCATTAGCGCAGCGTGGAATGAGTCTTGTTGATATTATTGACCCGGAAGATAGTAGGGTTGGTGAGTATTATTTACAAAAAGGCTCCGATCCTAAAAGCATAGGGTCGGTTAAAACAGATTATGCTTTAGATTCTGGGTTTGGTGATGGCTATATGGCTTCACAAAACACAGAAATAGCCCCAGGATATCGCAGGCAAGGTTTAGCTCGTGAGATGTATGATGCTATTGAAGAAGTAAGTGGAAACAAATTAGTCCCGTCAGATACTTTGTCGCCCGATGGCGCTGCTATGTGGAATGCTCGGAATCGTGGGCTTCTGGAGCAGGTACAGCAAAGGATGGGTAGCGACAATTATGATACTGTCGAGCAAGTATTGCGGCCAGATGGCATCACGCCGTCGTTACAACTAAAAGGGTTTAGCCGTAATTTTGGCACAACGGGTTTAGGCGCTGGCTTGCTTGGCGGATTGCAATCAGAAGACGCGGAAGCTGGCCCTCTTTCGGAAGCCTTGAATTTAGGACAACGTGTGTTGCAGCTAGGCATTTTAAAGGCAGAGTCTGCTGGTAATCCTAACGCAGTCAAGACCGCAATAACGAAATACCAAAACGCAATCAGAAATAACCCGGCTTTTGCTGATAGAGAGCGTAGAGCCTATGCAAATGATTATGAAACGGTATTTTCAGCAGCCCCAATTCCTGACAGACAAATAATTACACCAGAGTCTTTAGTGGGTAAAACGCTGACACCAGTACGAGGAGACCGAAGCGACATTGGTCATTTATCTCAAGTAGGCGGTATACCTATTGATGTCCCGGTTGAAGGGGGCAATAAGTTTAGTCGTCAATACGGGGGGTGGGCTTCTGCCGAGCCAATTGCAAGGGGCCAGCACAATAAGCATATAGCTGCTGCCGAAGATACGCAAAACGATGTGTTTGGTGTTTACAACACAATGGGGAGGGACTCGGTCAATTTTAGTACGCCTATCGCTGAAGGAATGATGCAACAAATTCCTGAGTTACGTCGTTTAGCTAAAGCTGACATAAACGACTTTGACAAAGAAATACGGTCATTAAAAAGCGTAAAATATGTGAAGGGTGGGGATAACGTAACAACTTATCCTTACAGTGATTGGGTTGGGCTTGACCATCCAGACGCCATGAGTCAGTTAATGGGTGAAAATGGATACCCAAAATGGGGTAAATTAAGAACTGCTTTTACAACAACGATGGGAAAGGCGGCTTATCGCGACAAGGGATTTCCCTCGTATGACGAGCTAGTAAAAGCGACCGAAGACCCTGCTTTGGTTAGCGCATCGATTGGTGACTCTGGGCATAGTATTTACAAGGCAGATACGACAAAAAGTGCTCAACCCTTTGACCAGCATAAAACATACGATTACCAGATGCCTGGTGAGTACGCTGGTGGTTTTGAGCAATCCGTTCCATTTAATGTAATGTTTCCAAAAAGCTTTGATCGGTTCATAAACACAAAGACTAAAAGCGGAAAGCTAATGACGCCTGATCAAGCGACTGTAGCAACTAACATTCGCAAAGACGGTTACGAGGTTGCTGATCAACAATGGCTTGATGGAGTGCAAGGATTTATTGATAGAAATAAGCAACGCGCAGCAGCCGGTGGTCTTTTGGCGTCTGGCGGTGCAAATGCAAACACTGTAAGTCAGCCACAAAGTAGTGGGTTGTTAAATTCAATAGGCGATACAGCATTAGAGACTATGTCAGGTGTTAACCGGGCAGTGGCTGATGGGGTGAACTTTTTAACCTCTGATCAGATCAACGCAATATTAAACCTATCAGGAAGCGCCTATCGCTTCCCTGATTTATACGATATACCCGGTGTGGAAAGCGGTACGAAAGGCAATTACATGGAGCCTGGTCTGCTGCGTCAAATTGTCCGTCAGGGCAGTGAATTTTTAAGCCCAATCTAAGGTAACCCAATGGCAATAACAACTTACAGTGAGCTTAAATCAAGCATTGCTGACTACCTCAATCGTGCTGATTTAACAGCCGTCATCACGACCTTTATCGATCTTGCCGAGGCGCAGATCAACCGTGATGTTAGGCACTGGAGAATGGAAAACAGAGCCACGACAGCATTTGATGGTCGTTACGCAACCCGTCCGTCTGATTGGATTGCAACGCAGAGGGTGCAGCTAACTGGCGGAGCTACCACAGCAATGTCTTTAATATCTCAGCAGGCAATGGCTGAAAAACGTATGACTGAAAAAAATGTAACTGGAACGCCGTTGTACTACTCGCACTCAGAGTCACAGTTTGAACTGTATCCAACGCCAGATCAGTCTTACGCAGCCGAGGTTATGTACCTCCAAAAGTTACCGGCATTGACCGACAGCAACGCAAGCAACTGGCTGCTAAGTTATGCACCTGATGTTTACCTGTACGGCTCTCTTATTCATTCAGCGCCTTATCTAGCTGAAGATGGAAGGACCAGTGTGTGGGCATCAATGTATCAGTCAGCGGTTGACCAGTTAAATCTACAGTCTGAGCTTTCAAAAACGTCCGGCACCGGACTTAAATTACGAGTAAGAGGATTAGGATGAGTTTTTCAAATTACCTAGAGACAGAGATACTGGACCACGTATTTGGCGGCTCTGCCTACACTGCGCCGTCAACGCTGTATGTGGCCCTTTACACGGCAACGCCTAACGATGCAGGCGGTGGCACTGAGTTAAGCGGATCGGGCTACACGCGCAAGTCTGCGGCCTTTACAACCTCCGGTGCGACCACATCTAACAGCGGCGCTGTTGAGTACAATGCGGCAACAGGCAGCTGGGGCACGATTACGCACATTGGTGTGTTTGACGCAGCGACCTCTGGCAACCTGTTGGCTTATGGCGCTTTAAGCGCGTCCAAGACTATTGGCGCAGGCGATGTGTTTCGCATCCCTGCAGGCGATCTTGACATCACGCTGAACTAAGATGCTGTATGGAGAGTACCGATACGGCAGGGTCACCTACACAGGTACTGAGATCCATAATGGCGCATCCTCCTTATCAGCAACCTCTGCGGTAACGGCAGACGGTCAAAGGCAAACACTTAACAGCATACAGATTGATGCTGTTGCAGCATTTACTGTTAGTGGCGAAAGAATTATCCAGGGTTCAAGCACACTATTAGCTTCATGCTCAGTGGCAACCGGAAGCCAGCACGTATTTGAGCGTTCTGCGTCCTTAAGTGCCGTATCTGCGGCAGTCATGGCAGCAAATATCACAGCGGCAGGGGCGTCCGCGCTGTCTGCTCAGGGTGCAATAGCAGCTGCAGGTAACGCAACAATTGCCGGTGCAGGGAACCTATCTGCTCATGGCGAGGTCGTTGCAACTGCAAGCACAATATCCTCCGGCGCATCGTCTATTTCCGGTGCTGTAAGCCTAACGATTGTTAGCACATTGCTATGGGAGGACATAGCACTTAGCGGTAAGGACTACGCCGACACTAACCTGGCATCAAATAGCTATTCTGATGTCAATCTAACAGACAATTTATGGGAGGCCGCTTAAATGGCTGATACAACTACTAGCACCTATGCTCTTGTTAAGCCAGAGGTCGGCGCGTCCGCAGATACCTGGGGAACAAAGCTCAATAACAACTTAGATGCAATAGATAACCTGCTTGATGGCGGAACGGCTGTTACGGGTATCGATATTAACTCTGGCTCAATTGATAACGCGGTCATAGGCGCTGCAACTGCCGCAGCTATTACAGGCACCGTTGTGGTGGCTAACACCTCTGTCAACATTGCAGGGGATGGCGCCACGGTAACCGGGATAAAAGACGAAGATGATATGGCGTCTAACTCTGCGACTAAGCTGGCAACACAGCAGTCAATTAAGGCTTACGTTGATGCAAGCGTTGGTGTAGCTGATGGCAGCATTACAACTCTGAAGATAGCTGACGCTAACGTAACAACTGCCAAGATAGCTGACGGAAATATCACAGCCGCAAAGCTCGGCACAGGCGTAGGCGGGGCGTTCAATAACTTTCTTGTTAAGACTGCAAACTACACGGCAGTCACACGAGACCAGTTAGTTGTGAACTCTGGAAGCGCAGTAACTATTACATTACCTGCAAGTCCCGCAGCAGGCAACATAGTATTTATTGAGAACTCTGGAGCAGGCACAGTGACTGTTGCTCGAAACGGATCAAATATTAATTCAACAGCGGATAATGGTGAACTGGCAACTGATGCAGGTGCAACTCTTGTGTACGTTGATTCAACAATCGGATGGAGGGAGTTATAAATGGCTATTAAATTAGGCGGTGGCGGTGGTTCAGCCTCACAAATTGATGAGGTAGTATTTTTAAACAATGATGCCGATACCGTTACATTAGCTGATGAAAGGGTGTATCTAAAGGGTGGTGTTTTTGAAACTAACTTATCAACTTATCCCTTGGCATCTTCAGGCTTAACGACTGTGCTTAACATTGCTGTAGCCTCACAGGACACTAACCCTCGAGGGGTTACATGGGATGGTACTAATTATTGGCTGGTTGGTGCGACTACCGACAAGGTCTATAAGTACGATGCAGCAGGAGCATATACAAATACATTTTTTAGTGTAGCGTCTCAGTCCACCTCCCCTGTCGACATTGAATGGGATGGTACTTACTTCTGGGTTCTCGAATCTACTAACAACAAAATCTGGAAATACAATTCAGCAGGGGTGTACCAGAATGTGTTTTTCTCTGTAAATACTCAAGTAAGCAGCGGATGGACAGGCCTTACATGGGATGGTACTTTCTTCTGGGTTATTAACGGCAATGACAACGTATACAAGTATAACTCATCAGGCGTTTATCAGTCCGTGACCTTTAGTGTAACGAATGAATCTCAGGAGCCACAAGGCATAGCTTGGGACGGCACTTACTTCTGGGTTGCTGATTACCAAAAAGCTGTATACAAGTATAACTCATCAGGCGTTTATCAAAATGAGACCCTAGCTACAAGTGGCTTTCTAAATGGCGTTGGAACGAAAGATAATTCTCCTATGGTTGTGATACAAAGCGCCAATGTCGTGGATGTATATGCAGCAGCTAACGGCACTACATCAGATACTTCATTTGGTGGACAAAACTACGTGAGGGTAAAATAATGGCTTTAATAAGAGCAGAAGATTTAATAACACCAGAGCAGAAAGCCCGTACATGGCGCGATGAGGAACTAACTCGAACTGACATAGCCGCTACGGTTTCTGACTACCCTAACGCTGATGCTTACATAACCTATAGGGAAGAGCTAAGGCAATGGCCCTCTACAGATGCATTCCCTGCAACCCGCCCAGAATTAGCGTCTTAATAAAGGCCGCGCCAACTAAATGTGTTACGAATTGAAGGGATAAAGGAGATTATTGATGGCACTTTTAGCCCTTGAAGTTCCCGCTGGTATCTACAATCACGGGACAGAGTTAGACTCGTCTGGACGGTGGAGAGACGGCAACTTTATACGCTGGCAAAATGGGTCTGTGCGTCCTATTGGCGGATGGATCTTGCGAAAAAGCTCTGTTAGCACATCTGCGCCGCGAGGCATGACCGCCTACACTGATCAGTTTGATGAGCCACGTATTGCCGTTGGAACGCACAACAAGCTGTACTCGCTTAATCAGGGGTCAGCCATAACAGATATTACGCCAGCCTCTTTGACAGCAGGCATCGTTGATGCACAGGTTAATGAGGGCTTTGGTGGCTCCTCGTTTGGTATGGGTGTTTTTGGTACGCCAAGAAATACAACGGGCGTTCCTGAGCAGGTTACGACCTGGTCGCTTGATAACTTTGGTCAATATTTAATTGCCTGCTCATCATCTGATGGGAAGATCTATCAATGGCAGAATGATTTAGCGGCTAACGCCGTGCAGCTTGCCAATGCGCCTGTTGATAACAACGCGATATTAGTAACTGATGAACGGTTTATTTTTGCGCTCGGTGCAGGTGGTAATCCGCAAAAGATAGTCTGGTGTGACCGTGAGGGCATCACAACGTGGTCTCCGGCAACAACCAACCAGGCAGGTGACATTGAACTGCAGACAACTGGCGAGATAATGACTGGGCTGCGCGTTAAGGACAGGGCGCTAATATTAACGACCCGTGATGCTCACTCTGCAACCTACGCTGGACCGCCTTTTGTTTATTCGTTTGACCGGATAGGTACGGCCTGTGGCCTTGTGTCTCGTCAAGCTGCTGTGGCAGTTTCAGACGGCGCTTTTTGGATGGGCACTGCAGGGTTTTTCCAGTATGACGGTTCTAGCGTAAAAGAGATGTCGTGTGAGGTGCTTGATTATGTGTTTACCGACCTAAACAACGCACAGCGATCAAAGGTTTGTGCGATTCACAACGCACAGTTTGGTGAGGTGTGGTGGTTCTATCCATCAGCATCAAGCGTAGAAAATGATCGCTACGTCGTGTACGACTACAAGGAAGGGCACTGGAACATTGGCAACCTGTCTAGAACGACAGGCATTGACTCTGGAATATTTAGATCACCCCTTTGGTTTGCAGCAGATGGTGATTTCTACACGCATGAGTTTGGCTACAATCATGACTCGGCTCCGTATTTAGAGTCTGGGCCTATCTCGCTAGGCAATGGCGATAGCATCATGAAGGTTAATGAAATTATCCCTGATGAGGAAACGCAAGGGGAGTGCTCGTTAACCTTTAAGTCGCGGTTTTATCCAAATGGTACAGAGACAAATCATGGTCCGTTTAGCCTATCAAATCCAACGGGCGCTAGGTTCCAGGGAAGACAGGTACGGATGCGGATTAACGGCTCTGAGGTCAATAACTGGCGAACGGGTAAGATGCGGCTAAATGTCGTTGAAGGTGGCAAGCGTTGAGTTACAACGCGCCCAAACCGTTTGGGCCAGATTGGAAGATATGGGGACATAAGTTAATTGATTCGCTAACAGCGACTCGGTCCCAGCTTGCGTACTACGTTGCTGGCGACTCTGCTGCGACTGACGGTGTCTTTTTGTTTGACGCGGCAGGCTACCCTGTTATCTCAAAGAGCAGCTACTTCAAACAATTGCTAGTGGAGGGTGGTTGCGGTCAGTTCTATGCCACAGCAACTCAGACAGCATCTCAAGCTAACACCGCCACTGCAGTTAACTTTAATACATCAACAGTAACCGATGGCCTTGCTATTAATGGCTCGGATGCAACTAAGATTGATGTTACCGAGGCAGGGCTTCTGAGAGTTAGCATTACAGCCCAGGCAACTTCATCTGCTAGCCACACCGCGCATCTTTGGGTCAGCGTTAACGGAACCGATGGATACGCTGTAAAAAAGGTTATCTCAGGAGATGACACAATCAGCCATACGGCGCTTTTAACAGTAGCCGCAGGTAATCATCTTAAAATCATGTACGCGGTCTCTAACACCGGCTTAACGCTGCCTAACACGGCTGCTTCATCACCATTGCCTGCTGTGCCTGCTGTACAAATTACGATTAACAGGATAAGGCAGTAAATGAACCTAAATGAAGAGCTTGCGCGCTGCAGACCCTGGATTGAGGCGGCGCTTGAATACTGTGGTGGAACGCACATATTTGAAGATATCGTTGAGGGGGTCGTGTCAGGCCGGATGCAGTTTTGGCCTGCAGAAAAGGGTTGCGCAGTAACAGAGATCATTGTCTTCCCACGCAAGAAGGTATTTCACATATTTTTAGCAGGCGGTGAAATGCATCAGATCGTTGATATGGACGAGTCGGCAAAGCACTTTGCACAGGCGCAAGGGTGCAGCGACATGACCATAGCAGGTCGCAAGGGTTGGGCGCGAGTATTGAAAAAGAATAAGTGGACCGAGGCGTTCACGACACTTACTAAGGAGATTTAACATGTCAGGTGGCGGAAAAGGCGGAAGCCAAGAGTCTAAAGTAACAATTCCACAATATTTAACAGATGCGTCGAAAGACAGCATAAACAGGGCAGAGCAAACCGGCAATATTGGCTACATGCCCTATATGGGGCCGGACGTAGCGGCGTTTGATCAAGGGCAGGTTGCTGCAATGCAGTCAAATGCTGATGCTGCAAGTGCCTTTGGTTTAGCCCCTTCAGGAATGAACGTCATGGATAGTATGCCAGAGGCTCAGGACTTTGGTGGCGTCCAAGGGTATAGCTCTTTCCCAATGTTTGATATGGCGGTAAAAGACTTAGAAGAGTCACGACCTGGTCAGGTCGCTGCTTATGACAAGCTCTATGTAGACCCTGTAACAGGCAAAGGGGGTCATCAAACTACCCCTGACTTTGGTCCGTTTTTCCGTAATGGTTCTGGGAGGAACTTAAGATGAGTAATGGTGGCGCAAGCGGAATAGCAAAGCCGCAGCAGCGTTTACTGCCTGCGCAAACAGGGCAACAGCGCGATTTTGCGCAGCCTATGATGGGAATGCGCACTGGTGGTCAAATGCAGCCAGGAATGGGGCAAACAACGGGAATTGTTAGGCAGGCTAATCCAAGTCTTTTCTCTGATCCACAGTTAGGCCAAATGCGCTCACGAATGGGCATGAATCCGCCTTCTGGTGGTGGTTTTCCTATTGACCGGCGTCAAGGACAGCCTTCCATGCCGCAACAGCCTCAGCAGCGAGCTGACAAAATGTATTCGCCTGATTCCCAAAATCTGTTAAGGCGCAGGGAAAATTCGCCAGGGCAGCCTCCCATGCCGCAACAGCCTCCGCAGCAAAGCAATAACTACCAAGCTAACGTAGACTTTATGAACCAGCTGGCTCAAAAGAATGCGCAGGTTGGCTCAGATGGTAGTTCTGTTTCCCCGTCTTATAGTTACAACGCAGAGACAGGTCAATACATGCGAGACTCCTCTGCATTTGGCCTTACAGGTGATGCGGCAAATACTTACTACAGTCCCGAAGAGTTCCAGTCAGAATTTGGTAGAACACTAGGCAAGATGCCGAGTAACCAGGTTACCCCTCCAGCAAACGATATGATTCGCGATGGGCGTTACCGCGGAGATGATGGCAAAGGTGGTCTTAATACTTCTCTTAATACTTCTCTTAATGTAAATCAGCCATCAGCCTTAAACGAAACCGGCATTCCAGCAGGTGATGTTGCTCCCGTAACGCCTGGAACGGGCGTTGTTGGTGGGCCTTCTTCTACTACTGGTACAGAGCCTACTGCTACAGGGCAACAAAGACCAAACATTAACACTGCTGCTGCTGACGCTATCTATGACTCGCTTGAGGGTGCGCGCAGAGAAATGGGTTTTGCGCCTGACACGATTAATGCAGATCAGGCAGCGTTTAACAGAAACTTTGGCCAAGGATATCAGGCTCGTGGTGCAGACAATCGTGGCTATGATGCGTTTAGCAACAACGCGCAAGGCTACACAGCAGCCGGTGCTGATGGAACTGGCTACACAGCATCTGGCGCAGATCAAAGAGGCTACACTGCAGCCGGTACTGATAGCGAAGGATACAACGCTGAACGTACAGGCTCGCAAGGATTTACAGGCGCGCAGGCTAACGCAGAAGGGTACAGAGCGGATAACACAGGGTCAGACGGTTATGCAGCACGGTTAACTGGTGCGCAAGGCTTTAACGCGGCTGGTGTTGGCTCTACTGGTTACGGTGCAGAAAGAGCAGGGAGCAGTGGCTATTTAGCTCAAAACGCAAGCAGCCAAGGTTATGATGCAACTGACGCAAGTAGCACAGGTTACACTGCCAGAGATAACGCAAGAGGTGTTGGATACGGTGCAGAAAGAGCAGGTCCAAGCCGAGAGGTTAATGCCGGTTCCGTGCGGTCTGGTCTTTTAGCTGATACTGACTTATCAAATTACATGAACCAGTACGATGACGCGGTTGTTGATAATACCTTGTCCGACCTAAATCGGGCGCGTGTAATTCAGCAGCAAAACATCGGTGCTAACGCAACTGCTGCAGGTGCCTTTGGCGGCTCACGACACGCACTAAGAGAGGCAGAAAATAACAGGAACTTTTACGATCAGGCGGCAAAAACAACAGCTTCATTGCGTCAAACTGGCTTCACTAACGCACAACAGATGGGTCTTTCTGATATCCAAAACACCATGCAAGGTAGTTTAGCAAATCAGGGCGCAAACCTGCAGGCGGATAGTCTTTCAGCAAATCTTGCACAGCAGAACGCTTTAGCAAATCTAAACGCAGGCAACACGGCTAGTCAATTTGGCGCTCAGGCGCAAAACCAGGCAGCCTTAGCAAATCAAGGTGCTGTTAACCGAGCATCTGAGTTTGGGGCACAGGCTACTAACCAGGCCATGTTGTCTAACGCAGCGGCACGTAATCAGGCTGCTCAGTTTGGCGCACAAGCTGGAAACCAGGCGTCCCTGGCTAACGCTGCAGCCGCTAACCAAGCATCTCAGTTTGGAGCTAGCGCGTTTAATCAGGCTGCAATGTTTAATACAGGTCAGGCTAACCAAGCTTCACAGTTTGGCGCGCAGTCAGCTAATCAGGCTGCTATGCAGGCATCTGCTCAACAGCAAGATGCTAGTCGATTTGGCGCGCAGGCTGCTAACCAGGCACGTAATCTTAACCAAGCAGCGCAAAACCAGGCAATGCAGTTTGGTGCAGGCGCAAGCAATTCAGCAAGACTTGCTAATGCATCAGCGGCTAACCAGGCATCACAGTTTGGTGCTAATGCATCTAACAATGCGGCTTTGGCAAATCAAGCATCAACAAACCAAGGTAATCAGTTTACAGCGGCTGCGGCAAATCAGGCGGCATTGGCAAATCAAAACGCTGGGAACCAGGCTAATCAGTTCGGCGCTCAGGCAGGTAATAATGCAGCGCTTTCTAACCAAGCAGCACTGAATCAAGCTGGACAATTTGGAGCTAGTGCGTACAACACCGCAGGACTTGCTAATCAGGCAGCACTAAATCAGGCCGGTCAGTTTGGCGCACAGGCCACGAACACGGCTAATCTTGCTAACCAAGCCTCTTTTAATCAGGCTGGGCAGTTCGGTGCTAATGCGATGAATAACTCAAGCCTAGCAAACCAAAACGCCTTTAATCAGTCCGCACAATTTGGAGCGCAAGCGTTTAACACAGGTAGCCTTGCAGATCAGGCCGCTGTCAATAACGCTCGACAGTACTCTGCTAACGCAATGAATAACTCAAGCCTTGCTAATCAGTCTCAGGCAAACAATATGGGGCAATTTAACGCACAGCAGCGAATGGCAGCGCAAATGGCTAACCAGACCGGACAGCTTGCCGGATCACAGCAGCGCCTTAATGCAGGTAACCAGCTTGCTAATTTAGGTAACCTTGGCTTTGGCATGGGTCAGACCATAAACCGCAACATGGCACAGGACGGTGCAATGCGACAAGGTATGCAACAATTGCTCATTGACGCGGCTCGTAATCAATTTAATAACTACAGAAATCAGCCGTACAGTGATGTTGGCCTTCTCTCTGCAGCATTAGGTCAATCGCCAGTACCGCAGACTACAACTACGACAAATACGCCTGGCTTGTTTGATTATTTAAGCCTTGGCGCATCAGCAATGTCTGACATGCGATTAAAGACCAATATTAACCAAGTAGGTGACCTACCAAATGGCCTTGGTATTTACACATGGGATTGGACCGACGAGGCAGTAGAGAAGGGCTTGGCAAATAACATGCATATTGGTGTTCTTGCCCAAGAGGTTGAGAAAATCATGCCAAGTGCAGTTGTGCATACCGACTCTGGATATATGGCGGTTAAGTACAACGAAATACTAAAGGAGCTTTAAATGTACGATCCTCGCAATGATCAGGAAGAGCAGCAGCGCAAGATTGCTGAATTGTTAATGGCGCAAGCTAAGAAAGATGCTGCAAACCATGACATGACCGGCGTAATGCCACAGGTGAATCTTGATGTTCCTATGCCTGCGCCACCGCCTCAAGAAATCAGCATGATGGACCGAATGCAAGACGCATTTAAGAACTATCAGGGCATGGCCCCAATACAGCCGATTGCAGGTCAAGTAACAAGGGGTGGACAAGCAATAAAGCCAATCGCGCATCAAATGACGCCTGTCGTAAGCCAGGGTTTGCTGGACAGTATTGGAGAGTTTACTGCTGATGATGAAAAAAAAGCAAAACTAGCAGAGATGGCAATGAAGTTTATGGGAGGCAAGTGACATGATGTTTGGTGGAATGACAAAAGAGAAAGAAGAAGAGGTGGGTCTTTTGGATCGGATTGGCGCAGGTATCACTAACTTTAAAAATGATCCTGAGAAGATGGCGCGTTTAACGATGGGCCTAAACTCGATGCGATTAAACCCTGATCAGGGTATGGCGGCAACAGCAGCTAATACTATCCAGCAGGCGCAAGAGCGCAGACAAAATACGATAGATGGGGCTGGCACTATAAAGTTTTTACAAGGGAGGTCACAAACCGATCCAATGGCAGCGCAAGCTTTGGCTGCTATTCAGGCTAACCCTTCTATGGTTAAAGACATTATGGGCGCCTATTTGTCTGGGCAGTTTAAGTCACCTCACATGAACAAGAACATTGGCTCTGTGCAGACCGCCGAAGAAGACATGCCTGCTTACGATATTAAAGCTGGTGACCAATTTACCTATGAACATAACCCGAATGCTAACGGAGGGTTTAGTTTAATCAAGCTAGGCGGTAGAGGAATCACAAAGGCCGAAGAGAATAAAAATGAGTTAGCGCAGCAGAAAGTAGAGTGGGATATGGCTCAAGGGCTTAAAAAGGGCGACGAAGTATTTAGCAAATTTAATATTATTGATCAGCAAATACGGAACTTTCAGCGAGCCGGTGAGTTGGTTAGCGAGGGCGCAAAAACTGGCTTTATTCAAAAGTTTTTACCCTCAACCTCTGCGGCAACGACCGAGCTTCGTACAATTGCTCGCACAATGGGTATTGATATTATTAACTCCGCTACCTTTGGTGCCCTAAGTGCTACCGAGCTAAACCTTGCTTTAGAAACAGCATTTGACCAGAATCTCACAGGTGATGCCCTGGTTAAGTATATCCAAGATAAGATTGCCGCCCAAACTAAACTTAGAAATGCATTAATGCCTGAAGTGCAAATGCTTCTTGGAGGCTCTGGGCTTAAAGCCTACGCTGATTACAAGATGGACAATAGCAAGCGTCACGGTGCAGCACAAAATGCTTTGAGTCAAATACAGAAAAACAATCCTACCCTCACAGCGGAAGAGTGGAAAGGCTACAATCTGGAAGAGCGCGAAGGCATAATGAGAAGCGAGGGTTTACTGTGAGTAATGCATTAGAGGAGCTTCGCAGAAAAAAGGCTAACGCTAATTTACCGCCGATACAGCCTGATACCAAAACGGCTCCACAGGGCAGCTACGCCGGTAATTTGTTGCGAACCCTAGGAGGTCAGGGTTTTGGCTTAGGGTTTGGCGATGAGATTGAGGGGCTAATTAACAGCGGTCTTTCTGAGTTTAGTGACAACCCCAAGACCTATCAACAAGCGCGTGGTATCGCTCGATCAAAGGTAAAGCAGTTTCAAAGTGACAACCCAGGTGTTGCCCTCACTAGCGAGATCGTGGGGGGGTTAATTCCAACGGTGATCGCCATGATGTCAGGTGTTGGCGCTCCTGCTGGTGCGGCTAATATTGCCCGGTTAGGCACGTTAGGAAAACGTGCTTTGGACGCCGGTAAGATTGGTTCTGTCGCAGGTACTGGGTACTCTGAACAAGAGCTTACTGATAAACCACTGGGCCTAGCGACCGATGCAGCAACAGGCGCGGTAACAGCGATTGCCGGTGGTGAGATTCTTAGAGGCGCAGGTAAAGGCTTAGGGAATCTTTACAACAAGGGTGTTAACGCAGTTAGAAATAAATATGGGGATGGTTACGCTGGAAAAGTACAAGAGTACCTCAACGACCTAATGAAGCGCACCGGAAAAAGTCTTGATGAGACACTTGAGAGTATTAGAAATGGCGGTGTAATGTCAGAAGATGAGCAATTATTGGCAAGTTTAAGGGTCATTGCGGCAGGGGGAGGCGATGCCTCTGGCGACATAAAGAACGCGGCCAGGCTTCGTGCAGAGCAAACACGAGGCAGCGCTAAAGAGGCGCTAGATGAGGCATTAGTGCCGGGTCAATCGGGGCAAAATGTTCGCAGGGTTTTACAAAGCACCAATGAAGAGTTAAAGGCTGATCAAGCGGCTGCATACGAAACCATCTATGCAGAGGCTGGCGCTATACCTAAGAAACTTAGCGACCGCATAGTGGGAATGATGCGAGTTAACCCAAAGGTCCGTGAAATGTTTGTAGAGGACTTTGAGTCAGCCCGATTAACCAATCCAAATCTAAAACCGTTATTTAAGATGGTTAAAAATGAGAACGGCACGGAGACCCTTGAGCTAACTCGGCCTATCGATTTAGGCGATGCAGAGGGCTTTAGACGTAACCTTAAAGAAACCGCAAGCATGATCATTGAGGCTCCTAACAAGCGTAACACGCCAGGTTTTAATTATAACAAAGCAGAAATTGCTGTTAGACGCGATATTGATAAATTCAACCCTGATCTTGCAGCGGTTCGAGGCTCTTTTGCTGACCGTGAGGCCGTTGAAACTGCAATTAAGTTAGGCAGAAAAATGTCTAGCAAGAGTTCAGATGAAGTGGGGACTGCAATGGACACCTTAACAAGCCCAGAGCAATTAGCCGGGTTTAGAGCAGGCATGCACAATTCGATTGACAAGAGGTTTTCAGATGGCGGTGGTAACTGGAGCGCACAGGCGGGTGGCCTTGATGTTTCAAATCGTACCCCGAACGCGCTGATGAAAGAAATCTTGCCTGCGGATCAAGCCGATAATGTGATCGAAAGTTTAGGCCGTTACGGTATGGCTAATCAGGTCAATCAAAAGGTCAAACCAGCCGGTGGCTCTATTACCCAATTTGCAGAGGCCGCTGGCAATGAACTTGACGCAGTAGGCGCCGCTGGTGTGGGCGTCCAGTTAGCTCGCGGTGACTTCCCTGGTGCATTTTTATCCTTGGTCAATAAAGTAAAGTCACAAAACTTAGGCTTAAATGACAAGCAGCTACAGTCAGTGGTAAAAGTATTGTTTTCAGAAGACCCTGAGTTTGTACGTCGAGCATTGGCTGACAACACGACAGCCGGTGAATTAAATAAAAAAATAATCCGAATCGCGCAAAATATGGAAATTGGCGCTCAAAATGTTGTTCGTCGCCAATCACCTGGCCTATTGGAAGACTTTTAAACTAAAAATGTGACCCAAACTTATCACTGCACCGCCTTAACTGGCGGTCTTTTTTGTGGAAAAAATAAATATGGAACTTAAAAAGCTTACAGACGATGAGATCAAAGAAATTGCGGCAGACGCCGTGGATTCCGCTGAAGACTTTGTCAACTCAGAGATTGTGTCAGATCGACTCAAGGCGCAGCGGTATTACGACGGAAAGGTTGATATAGGCGAGGAGGAGGGTCGCAGCCGGGTAGTGTCCACTA